TCGGCACGCTCGATCACGAACGACCGCTTGTGCGTTTCGTTCAATGCTTTGCGGATCACCTGATCTCTGGTTAGAGCGTCATGCGGCATAGTAAAAAAGGCGACGGAATTGATCCATCGCCTTTAAGATAAAATTATCTAAACCTATTTATTTTTTAGGGGGTAAAGAAATACCCCTTTATCTAGTGGTCAAACACAGAAACGCCCATAGATAGGGCGTTTCTGCGTGTCTGTACGGCGATGCACATTAGTCCTCGCCATCGTCCGGCTTTTTCGGCTTTTCCGTATCGTCCGGCGGATCGTCCTCGCCATCCGGCGGAGCGGCGGCGGCTTGTTTGGGCGAATAGATGGCGTTGATGTCGCGGCCTTTTGCCTTGGCAAGCTGTTCGTCGGACTGCCAGCGTTCGAGTTGGTCGAGATAATCCTCGCCGCGTTCGAGTGCGATCTGCGACGGCGTTTTGAGGCGATACTGCAATTGCAGGATATCGGTCTCGACATCTTTTTTGGGATCGACATAATCAAACCCGCGAGGCTGCCAGGTCGGGTTTTGCAATTCCTGATATTCGGCGGCCGTAATCTCGATCTTGCCGGTGAGCCAAGCCGCACGCAGCCATGCGTGGAAAACACGGCGGCAGAGCGTCGTTGCAATAAACGCCTGATAGCCGCGGCACCGTTCGCGAAATTCGCCGAGCCCGCCGCGTGACGACGAGAAATTGACCGCCGTCCAATCGCCGATCAGCAGAAAATACGGGACACCGAGAGATGCCGCGATCTTCATATCGAGCGTTTGCGAAAACGCCGGGTGGTTTTGCGTCGGGTGTTTGGCATCACGCCATTCCATTTCCCAGCCGGGCAGCAATGCGGTGATCGAGAGCGGTGCTGAATCGATCAGCGGATGATTTGGCGATCCGTCGTCATTCTCGGCACCGTCCCAGTCAGCATCTGCGTCTGGTGTCGTGTTTTTGAGCACGGCAAAATCGTTGACGCAATGACGGGCGGCCATGATGACGCTTTCCTCATAGCTGTACGCGTTTTTCGCCGGTAGCAACGCCGGAGCGATGCCCGGTATGCCCTGCACCTGCGATGCGGCACGGTGCTGGAAATTGTGAATGATCTGCTCGGCCGGTATTCGCCACCGGACCTGACTCTGCTGCGGCGTGTATTCGGTCTCGCTCTGCGGCGTGGTCATCCAATAGGCGACGGGTTTATTATCAGCGTCGATCTCGACCGACATCAGGATGCGGTTGCGGCCGGGCACGGTGACGTTAAATGTCGGATCGAGCCAGGTGACATCCCACAATTTGAGCGAAAAGCCGAACGGATTGGGGGCGTCCTCGATCATTTGGATCAGAAACGCTCCGTCGGTTTCGCATTGCGTAACGGCCAGATCCTGAACGCCTTTCCAATCGTGCCCGCCCGATACGGTGCAGTTTTCGGCGTGCGTCCATTCCCACCAAGCCTCTTCGATGCGGCTGTTGAGTTTTAGATTGAGCTTGCCGTTTTTGAGACGGGCACGGCATTGCAGCCCGATGCCGGTCTGTCCGATGACATTTGACCGCATGAGCCGCAGATAGTTGACGATGTGCAGACTGTCGCGGGCCGCTTCGCGTGCACGGGCGATCAGCACCGACAGCGACATCCGCGTCTCGTAATTGGCACCGGTCGGCTGCGTCGTCCAGCCGGAGTTGAGGCGGTTGGTGCGAGCGGCGGCGTGGCGTTTCTCGGTCTTTGGCTGCGGCCCAAATACCGCATCCCATACGCGTGCGGCCAGTTTCTTTTGTGCTTTCATAATGTTTCCCCGTGTCGCGGATCAAAGGCCACGCATCCTCACTTTTACGCTCTGCATTATCGGCCCGCCGGTTCGCGAGCGTTCGCGGGCTCGTTCATTGATGACGAGCGTCGCGTAGATATCTCTCATTTTTAGCAACTGTGTCTTATCGCTGCGTTTGACCTTACGCGAACCGGCCGGCGTCGAGATCTCGTATTCGAGTACGTCGCTGGTCGAAAACGCGAGCATCGCGGCGTTGACGCTGTCGAGTGCAATCTCGTTTGGCGTCCGTGTCTCAAGCGTCAGATCTGCCGGGTCAAAACCGATGATGATACGCGTGCGGCCGCTGCCGACGTGGATCTTGTTTGTGCTGTCGGCGATCTCGGTCACCCACGCTTGCCAGAGATACGTCCCGGCGACGGTCATATCGTCGGTTTTGGACGCCGGCACGACGATGTCAAAATCATCACCATCCGCCGTCACCTCGGTCGCCCACACGGCGTTAAACCCAGACGCCGAATTAGGCCCGCGAAAGTAATAATTAAGCTGCCAGAGCGACGCCGGATAATCGGGATAGCTCTTAGTCCAATGCACCTCTTCGCGGGTAGTGATCTGCGTCGGTTCGATCGTTCTTACTGTTGCTGTCATGGTTTTTTATGGTGAACGGTGACGGGTTACGGGTGACGGGTTCGGATGTTTTTCCTGTTACCGTTTACTTGTCACTGTTCACATCCTCATGGTTTATAACCTCTAAACGGATTGTTTTTCGTCAGGCTGCCGCGAAACGGAACAACGTTACGGGTGACAGGTGACGGGTTACGGGGCGGATCATCGTCCGGCTTGTCACTTGTCACTTGTATCGCGTCACTCGCTCTGTCCGCGGCCTCGGGATGCTGCAAGACCCGCTTTGCTATCCGCTCGTAGTTTGGATTTAGGATCATCCGGGCGACCATTGCGTAGCAGCGGATATCGAGGGCTTCGTTGCTGACGTTGGCACCGACTTTTTCGTATGTGCGATATGTGCGGCCGCCGCGGGTGTGCGTGACCATTCGCTCGGAGCAAAGCTGTTTCCAGTGTGCGTCGTCGTAATGCGGCAGATCGGGAAAATGGCAGTAGCCGGGGCCGTGTTTTGTTACGCGGAGCGACGAATAAACCTCGTCTTTGGCGGCGTTGGTGCCGATCGGGAACATGCGGACGACGGGATTTTTGCCCGTTTTGCTCGGTTTTGAGAGCAGGGCTTTGAACGGATCGGACATTCCCTTGACCGCAAACCATCGTTTTCGCTCGTGGCGTTTGCAAAACTGAGCGACACGCTGCGTGTTATAACCGCTGTCGATCGCCGCACACTGCACGCGAAAGACCTGTCCGCCCGGTCCGACAAAGCTGCTCGCCAAATATTCCTCAAGATCCGCCCAAACGCTCGAAAGCTCGTCGGGATCGTCGTCCTCGGTCAGCTCGGCACCGGTATCGCCCTCAAATACGCGATAACCGATCGACCACGATTCATTACCCATTCCCCAGCCGACGATCTCGCACTCGAGACGATTCTTTTGCACGTCGACGCCCGCGGTCAAAACGAGCACGCCCGTCGGCACGTCAGCGTCATATTGCTCGACATTCATCGCGAGCATTTCGTAATGGACTTGCTCGACGGGTTTCCAAGGTTCGCCGAATATGGTGTTTGTCACGGCCTCAAGCTTGGCGATGTTCCCCTGAGCGTCGAGAAAATTCGTTACCATCTTGCCCCAGGCGACGAACGGCGAATAAAGCTGATTCAGCTTAAAAGACGCGTGCCCGTTAAACTCTTTGGCGGCGACCCATTGACCGCCCGCGAGCATATCGTCCTTATCAAACTCTTCGATCACGGCCGCACAGTGTTCGCAGAGATAATATGGAAATTCCGGTGCGTCCGGCTCCCATTTCAGGCCATATTCACAGTCTTTTCCGCCAAATTTGAGCGTTTGTAGCTCGTTACAATGCGGACACGGGACGTAATATTCGCGTTGGTCGCCCGCCTCATAATCGTGCGAGACATCCATGCAGGTCTCGTCCGGGCCGCAAAAACACCGGCGGGGCGTCGAGATGATCATCACCAACTCTTCGCCGTCGTAGGTGTTGGTCGAGCCCTCAAGAATGGTGACGATATCGCCCTCGCGTGTCGGCTGATATCCGGCCTTTTCGTCGAGAATGATGATCTGATACGGCCGCGACGACGCCTCGGTCGGCGATGATGCCCACAGGATATGCAGGCTGCCGCCGGGAAATTTCTTGACGTTCTGATTGTTGCCCTCGGGCGTTTTGGATATACGGCTTTGCAGTGCCGGCGTTTCGCGGACCATCGCATCAAACGCCTCTTGCGTCCAAGCCTTTGCCTTATCCTCTTTTTCGGCGACGTAGGCGATCTCGGTCGGTGCGATGTCGATGCGTTTGCCGATGATGTTTTCGGCAGCCGACGATTTGCCGATCTGCCGCGAGGCTTGCAGCGTGATCCGCCGCACATATGGATCATCGGCACAATTCATGATCTCGACGAGAAACGGTGCGGTACTATTGAGCCATTTACCCTTTCGATTACCACGACCGACGCCGCGGCGTTCCTCGGCCCATTCCGCCGTTGACATCTCATACGGTATCGCGAGCTCGATGCCCGTTTGAACCGCTTTTGTTGCTGTGGCTGAATGTCCCATTTTATGCTAAACTACCGTTTGGTCGCCCGACTGGGGATGTCCGCAAGTGCGAAAGTGCTTTCGGGGAGCATCTCCGACTGGGCGATCATTTCTTAACAAACTCCTCAAAATTCGCTCGCAACATCTTCAATATCCGCTGATTGTCGCCGGTGCGGATCTTTTTGACCTCGATCACCGTCCGGGCCTTGGCGAGTTTCGGGTCGATACGCTTGCCCTGAGCGGTGGTCAGTTCCTGAAATATCTTGCCGACGATGCTCTGCACTATCTCGACAACCTCGCCCATCGGCACGAGTTCCTTGCGGGCCTCGGCGAGTTTAAGCTCTTTCAACTGCGACGAAGCCCGGATGTCGCGGATCTTGGCGGCTGCGAGCGAATCTTTGGCCGCCTTGATCGAGAACTCCATCTCGTCGTCGAATGGAAACAACTGGTTTTTCGCCGTGCTGGTCTCGTCCGCCTCATAACCCAGATCGTCGAGACGTGCCGCAGCCGTCGCACGATTGATACCGCACCGCCGTGCGATCTCACTGATCGGCAGCAGTTCGTATTTCGGCTTGTTTTTTAACGCGGCTTGTCCCATAAAAGAATGCCCTTACTTCGTGCGGGCTTCTGCCTATCTCATTGTCCTCAGAGCGTGATCGATGCCGTTGCGGATGTTTATTTTTAGGCGGCGGTCGACGACCTTTTGGATCGGGTCGTGGAACACCTTGGCGGCTTTGATATTGGCTTTTGGGACCATGATGTACATGATCGTAAAGCCCGCGTATTTGCCGCGTGATTTTAGGCCGCGGACGCCCATTATTTTTGTGCCGCTCTTGGTCGTGGTTATAAAACCTTTTCCGCTGTCCATCAGGGCCTTTGGCCGCATTGCGGGCGGTATTCGTCGGCGTCCGGCAAGCGGGCCTTTGGTTGCCGGGATGCAGAGATGGTTGCCGTATGGCAATTTCGTGCCGCCCTCGTCCTGCAAAGGCATAAACTTTGCCGATGTTTTGACCTCGGACCGCATCGTTCGGGGCGTCGCGGGCGTGATCTTGATGCCGACCGGCGACCGCAGCCAAGTATTCGGCCCTTTGAACGTCCCTTTGACCGCACCAAAAACGGCCGCCTGACCCTCTTTTGCCGTTTTGGTGAGCCCGACCGCCGTTCCGAAATCCAGATTTTTAATGATCTTTGCGGCCGACGGCAGGTTGTTTATCATCCTTGCCTTGAACATCGCTCTTATTTTCGATCGCGGATGCGGTCTTTCACGTCATCCTTTAGATCTTTGAGGTCGTCTTTTGTGACCTGATTGTCGATCTTTTGCTCCATACGCTCGAGACGCGGCACGATCTCGCTGCGGTCGGCTTTGCCGTCCAGTTTCTTTTCCGCCTGGTCGAGCCGTGCCATCGAGCCGCCCGCCGTCATCAATATCGTCCCGCCCGTAACCACGAGCGAGATCAATATCGGTATCAGCCAGTTCCAAATTGGTGATGTGGGTGTGGGGTTATCCATCGTTTCTAAGTCCTCAGATTGGTGTACGATCGAGAGCATTATCTGATCTCCAAAACTGCCATGATCGCCAGTGCGATCCGGTACGAAATAAACCCGCTAACTGCGAAAAAAATGGCCGCAAAAACGCCAAGCCATATCCATTTCTTGAGTTTTTGCCATCGTTGCGGGGTCATCAGCTTATAGAACGCTGTTATTTCAGCGAATCAGGAACCGATGGCTTGTTGCCCTTGGCACCGGATACGAGCCATCGGAGCAGTTTGGCGGCGTAGATCAATCCCTCGCCAATCACGTCGTCGGTGCCGGTGTTGTTCTCGTCTTCGCTAACCTTTGAGATGCCGGCTGATTCGATCATTCCGGCGGCCATTGTTGCAAAAAATTTCCAGTTCATAATTACTCCTATTTACCCTCGGGGTGTTTTGATGGCTCGGTCGTGCCGAATATCAGCAGCAGCCCAAAGCCGATGCCCATTGTGAACGGTGCGGCGACATTCTTGGCGTCGATCGCGAGCACCGACAATGCGGCTCCGAGCTGGTCCGGAACGACGACCATCGCGATCGCAATGCTGACGACCATCACCGTCCCGGCAATAAATCGACGCATGTTCTCACGGATCCACGGCAGAGTCGCGACCGGCGTGTCTTTGGTTTTGAACGCGTAAACGCTCAAACACAGAGCCGAGCCGAGCAGCATCATGCCGATGTTCCACGAGACGGCCCCAAAGTTAATAGCCTTTTCGACAGCCTCCGCGTCCTGAATTGTCGTGATCGTTTCCTGAAACATAAGCGTCTCCTAGTTCTCGATCAGCAAATATGTGATCGTCTTCTGTCCGTGGATCTTCATTTGTGAATAGATGAGCTTTATCGCCTCGTCGTACTGCGGCGGATAGACCGTCTGACATCCCTCGGAAAACGTGTCGTTAAATCCGCCTTTGTGAATGTTGGTGTGCGAACACATTGATTTGACGCCGTCGCGGGTGCATGGCAGCGTGACGCCCTCCGGGAACGGACGCAGGGCGTTGTATTTCCCTTTGTGCAATCCCTGATAAAACTTGTAAACGCCGGTCGCGAGCATCGCCTTTTTGACGCCGGCCTTTTGTGGATCTGTGTTGAAATTGAACGCACGATGCACGCCCGGAGCCAGCACAAAAAGAGCGTCATCGTACATCGCCTGGTCATTCTTGCCGGGCTTGCCCATCGAGTCTTTGTAGTAGCCGCGAACGCCGAGGATCACGACCTTTTCCGCAGTGTCGATGCCGTGGTCGGCGAGAATCTTTTCCGTCTCGGGCCGCGATTGTTTGGGGCGGCTGCTTGGTACCATTGGCATAACTGATCACTCCTTTTTACGTCGGGCGTCGCACCGGCGGCCAGGTCAGGTGGACGCGGTTGTCAGCCTTTAGACCCGACGGCGGGAAGTCGCCAACGCAACGCCCAACCCCGTATAACCTGTTAGCCGCAGCCGAGGCCGCAACTTCACGGGAAGTATAAAAATTTATAGGCGGATTTAATTTTTAGGGGGTAAAGAAATAGCGGCGATCAGCCGGATTCGGCGTGCGTGACGCCCCTTGCCGGATGGCCCAGCGGGCTTTGCATCATAATATTCGAGCGTTTGGCGGTCGCCCGGCTTGACCATCTCCCCGACCAGCCGATGTATCACATGGAGCTGCCAAGGAAAATGCTCGCACAATTCAGTGATCGAAGAGTTGCCGCCGCGCTTCTGAATGTATTGACGGATCGCGATCTTCTTTTCGTCCGAGCTAAAACCATAATGACTCTCAAACCGTCTGGCCGTCTTACGCAGTTCACTCGCCATAAACGGATCGGGCGATTCAGACGCCATGAGTCTCAACTCCGCGGCACCCTGCAGCCCCTTGCGTTTTAGATCGTATTCTAATTCGGCCATTGATGATGAAATGCAAAAATTTTAATCAGTTACTGATACATCGGGCTGTCGCGATACCCGCCTGGCGGCCGGGCCGTCCTAGGACCCGACAAAAGCTAGAGGTGATCGCACCGCCTCGCACCTTTGCCCTCGACAATTTCCCAACCTGTGCCCAGACACCGCCCGCAGACGCTTTCGGCATTCGCCCCGAGCGTCCGACCCGCCTCGACCTCGCGTTGCCGGAGTTGGTTGCGTAAACCCCATTCACCGTTCCATTGAGCGATCATCAGATCGACGCCAAAGTTCGGTATCTGCTTTCCGTCCTGGATAGCCTTGGCCCGCATTTGCAGCACACGTTCGTAAAGCTCGCTGTATGCCGACGCGGGTACGCCCTCGCGATCGAGCGAGTGGACAAACGAAGCGATCGCCGCCATCTGCGTTTTGTCATCCCACGGATTCCATCCGCAGTTCAACCGCCAGCGGTCAAACACATCGCCCATCGCCCGCTGCTTTTCAACGGGTATCTCAACGATAAGGCCGGTTTGCGATGACCTCTCCCGGAGTTGGTTTATGTCCGTTAGCGTTCCGATTTGTTCCATTTAATTTCCCTGCCTTTGGTATGCCCTCGTGATACCATTCCGTCCAGTCGTAATTCATTTTGTTGTAGCCGCGTACCCTCCAAGCCGTAAAACATTTCTTGAGCAGCGGCGGATCGGCGTCGGTGCCGAGACGTT